AAGAAATAGGGCTTCCACCTGGGAAGCCCTTTCTTTTTATAGTTCGGCTGTATGTAGGGTACAGCACGATGAATCTGTTAGAGGCGCAATAGTGACAGATTTGATTATCAATTCCTATTTTGTTCTAAGGATAAAACCTTAGGTTGTGATCATCCGCACAATCCCTTAGTAACGCCAGCGGTCATAACGCTGATATTTCGGCATTTTTGGTGCTTTAATCGCCTTAATAACCCACACCACCGCAATCGCCAGTAGTAACCACGGCAGCAACTTAATCATCAATGCCAGCATACCGCCGAGGAACATAATGGCCGTCGCCACAACCAGCGCGGCGATAATGCCCAGCAACGAAACGCCGGTGACCATCAGCATGACAAAAAAGCCAATCACAAAAAGTAGTTCCAGCATGATGCTCTCCCAAATATGAAATCTCTTGCTGGCATTACAAGAATCATGCCAAAAATAATCTATTGATTTAACAGCAAAACGCCCCGCGACGGTGCGCAGGGCGTGGTGAATTTGACTACTTTTTGGTGAAAAGTTAACGCTTATCCGCCACCAGTTTGAGCGCGTGTTCCAGCACGTTAATGTCAGCACCCGCTTTATGGGCATTTTCACTTAAATAACGCCGCCACTGCCGCGCGCCAGGAATACCCTGGAACAAACCCAGCATATGCCGGGTAATATGGCCGAGATACGTCCCCTGGCTGAGTTCACGCTCAATGTACGGATACATGGCGCGCACTACCGCCACCGGATCGGCATCGGTATCCGAGGAACCAAAGATCTCCCGGTCTACCGCCGCCAGAATACCCGGATTCTGATACGCCTCGCGCCCGACCATCACGCCATCCATATGTTGCAGGTGTGCTTTGGCCTCTTCCAGCGACTTGATACCACCGTTAATCGACATTGTCAGATGCGGAAAGTCACGCTTCAGTTGATACACACGCGGATAATCGAGCGGCGGGATTTCACGGTTTTCTTTCGGGCTTAACCCCGAAAGCCAGGCTTTACGTGCGTGGATGATAAACATCTCACACTCGCCTTTGCCGGAAACAGTGTTGATGAAATCGCAGAGAAATTCATAGCTGTCCTGGTCATCGATGCCAATACGCGTTTTCACCGTCACTGGAATCGACACCACATCGCGCATCGCTTTCACACAGTCGGCAACCAGCTGCGCATTACCCATCAGACACGCACCAAACATGCCGTTCTGCACCCGGTCAGACGGGCAGCCGACATTCAGGTTGATCTCATCATATCCACGCGCTTCTGCCAGCTTCGCACACTGTGCCAGCGCCGCCGGATCGCTACCGCCGAGTTGCAACGCTACCGGATGTTCTTCTTCACTGTACGCCAGGTAATCACCTTTACCGTGAATAATCGCCCCTGTGGTCACCATTTCGGTATACAGCAACGTATTGCGGGAAAGCAGACGCAAGAAATAGCGGCAATGTCTGTCCGTCCAGTCGAGCATAGGAGCAATGCTAAACCGAGAACTCCAGTAATCGCCAGTTTTTTCAGGCATCACGCTGGTTTGATTAGTTTTCTGTGTTTCAGGATTATCGTGCATTTTTGAACATTTCAGGCTATTTTTCTCGCGTTAGGTTCCCGCACAGGTTCCCACGTTTTATGGGAACCCGAAATAACGAGGTCGTGTAATGGCGTACTATAACATAGAGAAACGACTAAAATCCGATGGCACACCACGCTATCGCTGTAATGTGATTATCAAAGAAAAAGGTGTTATCACTTACAGGGAAAGCAAAACATTCCCTAAACATGCTCATGCCAAAACATGGGGCGCACAGAAAGTGATGGAATTAGATCTATATGGCATTCCATCATCAAATGCTGTTGATGGACTTACAGTCCGTGACTTACTACACAAATATTTAAATGACCCAAATGCCGGAGGTAAAGCAGGCCGTACTAAAAGATATGTGCTGGAACTGCTTATGGATAGTGACATATCCGCGATCAAACTATCTGAACTGACAGAAAATGACGTAATTGAACATTGCAGGCTAAGAAACAACGCTGGTGCAGGCCCAGCAACAGTCAGCCACGATGTTAGTTATCTTGGCAGTGTTCTGGATGCGGCAAAACCTGTATACGGAATCAATTACACATCAAACCCGGCGAAAAGCGCTCGTCCATATCTACTTAAACTCGGTTTGATTGGTAAATCAAACCGTCGTAATCGTAGACCAGCATCTGATGAACTGGACATGCTCATTGAAGGCCTTCAACAACGATCTACTCATAAATGCTCAAAAATTCCGTTCGTTGATATCCTCAAATTTTCTGTGTGGTCCTGTATGCGAATCGGAGAAGTATGCCGGTTACGATGGGAAGATCTCGACCAAGAACAAAAATCTATACTAGTAAGAGACAGGAAAGATCCACGTAAAAAGGAAGGTAACCATATGAAAGTTGCCTTGCTTGGGGAAGCCTGGGATATCGTCCAGCGACAACCCAAAAAATCAGAATTCATTTTTCCATATAACAGCACTTCTGTTACCGCAGGATTTCAGAGGGTAAGAAGCAAATTAGGTATTAAAGATCTGCGATACCATGATTTGCGTAGAGAAGGGGCAAGTCGCTTATTTGAGGCTGGTTTTAGTATTGAGGAAGTCGCTCAAGTTACAGGGCATCGTTCATTAAACGTGCTATGGCAGGTATATACCGAACTGTATCCGAAATCTTTACATAATCGTTTTGAAGAGCTCCAAAGGAGCAGAAACAAGACCTCTTGACACTGTTTATTTATACAGATAAAAATAATACTGTATACAAACACAGTATAGAGGGATTTTTATGCGTATTGAAATCTGCATAGCCAAAGAGAAAATGACTAAAATGCCAAACGGTGCTGTGGATGCGTTAAAGGAAGAATTAACTCGGCGCATCAGTAAGCGTTATGACGATGTAGAAGTGATCGTAAAAGCCACCAGCAATGATGGGCTTTCTGTTACACGCACCGCAGATAAGGATTCTGCAAAAACATTTGTTCAGGAGACTCTGAAAGATACCTGGGAGTCTGCTGACGAGTGGTTTGTTCACTAATAAACACGTAAAATCGGTAACGGCTGGAAATCATTCAATACTCGCACTATCGAAAGTTCACCAGCCAACCGCAGCACGTCCTGCATACGTCGTGTCTGCGGTTTTTCTTTTTTGCTTACATTGTGTCTGGTTCTTCCGGCCACTCAATATCAGGTGCAGTTGATGTATCAACACGGTTCAACAATACCCGATATTTATTCCATGCCTCCAGCAACGATCTTTCTTCCTCCGTTGCGATTTCCAGATCTACAGCATCCTGCAGTGGCGCAATATACTCACTGAATTCCTGGATGTAGAACTGTGTGGTGACGGTCTTCCAGCCATTCGGCTCCTGCTGTATCGAAGCATACCAGGCTATTTCAATATCGCTATGCTGCGGCAGCATTTAACCCCTTGTAATTCATCGCCATAATTGATTTAATTCACAAATAAAACTATAACATGGTGAAATTAATGAAAAAAAACACAGATGATGGGGCTAAAATTTACACACCACTTACCCTAAAGCTTTATGACTGGTGGGTTTTGGGAGTATCAAATCGGCTTGCATGGGGATGTCCTACAAAGGAACACCTTCTTCCACACTTTCTGGAACATTTAGGTAACAACCATCTGGATATTGGTGTTGGAACTGGGTTTTACCTTACTCACGTACCTGAGAGTAGTCTGATATCTTTAATGGATTTGAACGAAGCTAGCCTGAACGCGGCATCTACAAGGGCTGGGGAATCAAAAATTAAACATAAAATTAGCCATGATGTTTTTGAACCTTATCCCGCGGCGTTACATGGTCAATTTGATTCCATTTCCATGTTTTACCTTCTTCACTGCCTGCCTGGAAATATATCTACAAAAAGCTGTGTAATACGCAATGCGGCGCAGGCCTTAACTGACGATGGAACTCTATACGGAGCCACAATTCTTGGCGATGGAGTTGTGCACAATAGCTTCGGTCAAAAACTGATGCGCATTTACAATCAGAAAGGCATCTTTTCAAACACAAAAGATTCCGAAGAAGGCTTAACACATATACTCTCAGAGCATTTCGAGAATGTTAAAACCAAGGTTCAAGGTACTGTAGTAATGTTTTCCGCTTCAGGGAAAAAATAGCATCCAACCGCAGCACGTTCTTGCTTAAGACGTGATGCGGCATAATCCCAATGATTACTCCCTGACAGGGTTCGTAGGCCACTCAATATCAGGTGCAGTTGATGTATCAACACGGTTCAGCAACACCCGATACTTCTTCCAGGCTTCCAGCAATGAGGTTTCTTCCTCCGTTGCGATTTCCAGATCTACAGCATCCTGAAGTGGCGCTATATGCTCACTGGCTACCTGCATCAGGTTGTTTTTTGTTTCTTCCGCCTCCCGGATCCGGAACAGTTTTTCTGCTTCTGTATCTTTCACCCAGGCTGTGCCGTTCCACTTCTGAAACTCCCCTTCCGGCGATAACCAGGTAACATTTTCCGGTAACGGACCGAGTTCAGAAATAAATAACGCGTCGCCGGAAGCCACGTCATAAACCGTTTTACCCCGATGGTCTTCAAAGAGATGCCACGATGACTCATCACTGTTGAAAACAGCCACAAAGCCAGCCGGAATATCTGGCGGTGCAATATCGGTACTGTTTGCAGGCAGACCTGTATGAGGCGGAATATATGCGTCACCTTCACCAATAAATTCATTAGTTCCGGCCAGCAGATTATAAATTTTTATGGTCCGTGGTTGTTCACTCATTCTGAATGCCATTATGCAAGCCTCACAATATAGTTAAATGCGATGTTTTTGACGGTGTTTTCCGCGTTACCAGCAGCGTTAACGGTGATGGTGTGTCCATGTGAACCAATCGCAACGGAGTGCGCATGAGCACCAATTGGAACAGAGTGCGCATGGTTACCTGTAGTGCTTGTGGCACCAGACCAGGTTCTGGAAGCGTTAAAGTTTACAGGAACACCATAAGTAAATTGAGAGCCCGTAAATCCATGGGCTGGCGCAGAGCCACCCAGTGTAAATGCTCCACTTGCTGTATAGAAATTACCGCTATCACTTCTGAAGTAACCGAGAGTACCGGTAATTTCCATAGTGCCTCGGCTGTGGTTATGGTCACCAGTGGCATTTGAAGACTTAGTACCATAATCAAACGACGACGTGGTTTTCGTCCCCAAATCCGTACTGGATGCACTGGCGCTGTGGGTGTGCGATTTAATGCCGTCCTGTTCCTGAGATAATACGGCTCGACCACTGGCAGGTTTGCCCTTAATCGTCCAGCCACGCATATCAGGGATCACGCCTGACGGATAAGAAGGCAACAGAAATAGACGATTAGTGTTTTATATTCAAAAGGTTAATAGCAAATTTGGCATGCTTTTTACTGTCGAGTAAACTGCATGCCTCTATCCATAAAATCAAACAGTTGCAATCTAATTTTGGAGAACGTTTTTTCTTCACCCTTTTAGCAAATCGCTATAAAAAACAACAAATGGTATAAAAATGAACAATCCTAATCCATGCATGACGTATGGCGCCTGTTGTGCATTTTTCCGCGTCTCTTTTTACCAGAGCAAAACCAATGATACTGACCTAGTCGTCTCCCAGAGACTTATGCCTGTATAGCACACCTCAAATAATCTGGGATCTCATTTCGTAGTTTTACAATATCAATATCCGGCTCGATATGTTTCTGGTAAAACTTGTCTGCAAGCAAGTTTGCTATGCAATCTGCCGTACGATTTTTTACATCCCGGCTCATACTATCACAAAGAGTATCTATTTTCTTGCCAAAAGAAGCATTCCCCATTATCACATGATTAATAGAACTTTGTGCTGCCTTAACATCAAGAGTTAGTTGATATCTCTGGCTCACAAGAGAAAAGACCCTTTGCCTCTCTTCAGTGGAAATTTTTGCATTTTTTTGAAAACAGTAATTATCAATCTCCTAGTTGATCACCCTTGAGGGATATACTATCCGTTCATCTTTTATCCACCCATTAATATCTTTAGTATTCTGCCTGTTCACTGTATCCAGTATATTGCCGCTAAATTTGCGAACAGAAAAGTGAATCGTCCGTTCTCCCATTGAACATTTTATGACCTCATCATTCTTCCCTAGGAAAGAGTTCCTGAAGGAGTTTTCTCTATGGCAACTTATACCAAAAGAGCTGAAAGACGTACTTGTAGTATTCATCGGCATTATAATTCCTTTTTATAAAAAAGTGTTTACAATATTGCATACTTGTGTTTATTGTAGCCAGAAAAAACATGCATGCAATAATATTCTATTAAAAATAGTATTGTTTTATTCACATATCATGAGCGGTATGTTGACTCTTGTTACCAATATAGTTCACAATATGGATTAAAAAGGATAATAATATGCCAGTCATATTAAATTTTTCTAATGGAAGTGTATTGCCGGAAAATGAGCTGGAGGCTTTACGACATATTGCAAGAAGCAACCAGAATGACACTATTACTATAGGAGGCCGTAATATGAGGCTTCATTATATCCAGTTTATGGATGGTTTTAGTGTTGAGCCTATTCTTGGTGGACTTTGGGACCATCTTGGGGCAAGAGAGGCTCATCATCTCGCAGACAGCCTGACAAGACAACTTAACGGAGGTAACACTTTTCTGCAGGCATACAGCTTATATCTGGAGCAGAGGCAAGCTGCCCCGCTTGTGCAGGAAAGCGTCATAAAAACACTACTAGATCGAATAAATTCGAATGCATTTCCCGTTAGTTTACAAGACTTTTCCTGTACTGAGGAGCATCTTAATTGTCCGATAACGCTACATATTCCTGAGACAGGTGTTTTTGTCAGAAATGCTCGAAATTCAGAAATATGTGCATTATATGATCAGGAAGCATTGACTGAACTTATCCTGCGTAACGCTCTCCACCCCCTCAGCCGTGACCCCTTTGCTCCAGAAATGATTATAAGCAAAGACAAGTGTCATTTTAATATAACAAAACAATGTTTTTACGCATTACCCATATACCCACTTCAACAAAACAGTATTTAAAAATAAAAGCACAATATAAGAAGCATATTTTCAATAAGTTAATCACCATATAACAAACATATAGCGAGGGGACTATTTATGCCCAAAATATCATCAGTTGTATCATCATGTTACCATCTGTTCAGTGAACATCAACAACTTTCAAATGAAACAACAATGACGAACTCCGTCTCCAGAAGAATTGTTCATAAAGAATATGGTATATCTTTAAAATCCGTTCCTGTATGGTTGGCTACAGCTAAAACTCCCCTTGCTCTACTCAATGGCAGACATACAAGAAGTCACTCATTTATTATTGCAGGGACCCCAGGAATGGGAAGCAGGAGCGGAGCCCAATACTATGCCATAAACAGTGATGATAAACGCTCCCGAATAGACATTGACCCTTTATTTTTAAAAAAGTTAAATAATGCGCGAAATCAAAATAAATTTCCAATCGATGTAAAAGAAACGGTTATAAAACTACAAGGGCAAAAATTCACATGCATTGAAGATTTTCATAAAAAGTATAATGAAACCAGGTTAAAGGCCAATACCAATATCCAACAAGAACAAATTGCAGATGAAGTAAAATCACTTACATATTTGATTCCTTCAGAAAAAAAAGAGATGTGGATATATAAAAACAATGGAAAAGATAATGCAAAACCAAACTTAGGAGAGCGAGACGTAAGAATGTTCGAAAATATTAGTCCTGATGATACAGATAAGATAACAGGAAGGAAATTTTCAGAGTTAGGTGAGTATCTTTATTCAGGAAATGTAATAAAACTCAGTCAGTTATCAATTCGTTACTTACCCAATATCAACTCAATCTCATTAATAGAGACAAAACAGAGTTTGTTGCTACATCGATTATATTCAGATGAAGTACTTCAGAGAAATGGAACGCTTATCCCGACACCACTACATGAAGAAAAATCAATTCCAGCTGACAATATAAAAACAATGCTCAACAACATACCGACTTACAAAATGTTACCGCCATTCACAGAAACACAAGGTAATTGTTCTTCTGGCGCAGCCACGTTTTTACGCAAATCAGGCGCCGAAGAAAAAGATATTCTTGCATGTAGCCCCCGAAATTATGGGCTGCATCATAACATAAAAACATGGGACCCCTTGGTTAGAAATTAAGGATCCAAATATTATATATTTCATATAAAGCAAGAAAAAAATATTGTCTGAATAATTGTTCAGACAATATATCCTTACATGGCACTATTATAATAAACTATTAATATAAAAACACACCAACAGAAAAAATTAAGCATCACTTGCAACAAAGGATTCTTTTTTTGAATCAAAGTGACATTCATCTTTTCTCATAATCATTGATTCTGTTATAGGTTCTCGACTCAGAGGATGAGCTCCACCAGTTTCAACAAGTTGCACTAACGTGTCCTTATCATATAGAGAGCATATCTCAGCACCTTGTGAGTTTCTCATGAACACTCCATTCGCAGGTGTGTCCAGCGTTATCGGGTATGTCAAAAATGACTCCGGGCAAGAAAAGTGATTAGAATCCGTTCCAAATACACAAGAATTTATTTTTTCTATTAATATTTTATTACTTGTTTTATTTTCTCTGTGTTCTGCCATGACACTCTGAAAATAGTTATTAACACTCCTTAAAAAATCGACACCTCCATTTAATTGCCTTTCCAGAGCCACAGCTCTTCTCTCCATTCGATTCTCACGCCCCAATAGCCTATCCAGTAGATTTGCCCCTATATTTCCAGACACCTGTTATTAAATATTCATTCCAAACACAGGGAGTCATAACAAACATCCACCGGACATGACAACAAAAACCGGAGCCGGACTCCGGTTTTTGTGAACTCGTCGGCTATTTCATCCCGCCAATATTTTCCCACGTCCCGTCAGCACGCAGGATTTGCAGCGGTCTTACCACACACTGTATCTGCTTTTTATCCGCATCCAGTATCACCACCTGCGTGATTACCCTGGCCTGCTCCGGGATAATGCCATTCTCATCTGACTCCAGAATGTCTGCCGGCCCCAGACGCAGTTGTGCTGTAAGTAACTCCCCGTGTTCACGGTCATCATGCTTTCCGTACCCGCACAGACGCTGCATAAGTTTTTTTAGTACGTTCATGTCATTCTCCTGTTCTGCCTGTATCACTGCCCACTTCATCCAGCCCCTTAACATCCTGCCACGGCCCGTCACCAAACCTGACCTGCAAATGCTGAAACAGCCCCTGAACCTGTGTGGCATCTTTGGGGTCAAGAAAGGTCAGTCCGGTGATGAGCGCACCATCTGTACCCGGGAACCAGCCATTGCTGTTTGTCTCAATAATGCTCGCCGGCCCCAGACGAAAACGGATTTGTGTCTCCCCCGGGTCGCCCTTCGGTCCCTGAGGTCCGGTTGCCCCCACCGGGCCAGCCGCACCTGTTTCTCCTTTCGGTCCCTGTGGGCCTGCCGGGCCTGCCGCACCGGTATCTCCCTTTGGACCCTGTGGACCTGCATTTCCCGTCAGACCGGTCTCTCCCCGCTCTCCCCTGTCACCTTTCGGCCCCTGCGGGCCTGCCGGACCAGCATCACCTGCCGGTCCCCGTTCGCCGGTTGCCCCGACAGGGCCGGTGTCACCGCGCTCTCCCTTATCACCCTTCGGCCCCTGAGGACCCGCGGGCCCCTGTTCCCCCTTTGGCCCGGGAGGTCCCACCACGGTGGGGATTCGGTTTACGGCCTCTTCCGCCGCTATCCTGCTTTGTTCCGCTGACTGTGCGCTTTCTGCTGACTCCCGGGCTTTTTCTGTTGCGGTCGTTGCATCCCTGGCTGCATTACCGGCTGCACTTTCTGCCGTCTTTCTTGACAATTCAGCTTCTGCTGCACTTTGTGATGACTCACTGGCTTTTTGAGCGGCCGCAGAAGCCGAGGACGAGGACGCATCCTCTGACTGCTTTGCTGAGGCTGCACTTTCTGCCGCCTGCCGGGCTGACTCCGATGCCTCCCCTGCTGAAGTGTCAGCATTTGCAGCGCTCTCTTCTGCCTGACTGGCTGATATGCCGGCATTCCTCGCTGACGTCTCCGCCTCTCCGGCATTCTTCTTCGCCTCCTCAGCGTGACGCGCCACCTCTTCCACCATCTGTTCAAAACGGCGCAGTGCCTCCGGCCGGGCATCCTCCTCCGTCATGGCACCGAGAAAATCATTCAGCGTACCCGGCTGAGAATCTTCATACACGGTGATGGTCCCGGCATGTGACGGCGGGACCCCTTCCACCAACAGAATAACGCTGTACTGACCGTACTCAACGTCCATGCTGTAACGCCCGGTTTCATCCGGATTTTCTGAGGCCAGCGTGTTCACCACCACCGTGCTGCTGGTCCGTCTGGCTTTCAGTTGAATGGTGCAGTTCTCTACCGGTTTTCCTGTGCCGTCTTTCAGTACACCTGAAATCTTTACTGCCATATTCACCCCACAAAAAAGCCCGCCTGAACCGGCGGGCTGTCATAACACTGTGTTACCTGGCTAATCAGAATTTATAGCCGACACCCACGATGAAACCGTCAGTGCGCCAGTCGCCACTGCCGGAACCTTCATAAGCAAGGTCAATAACCACCGTCTCTACGGGACTGAACTGAATCCCGGCATTCCAGGCCGGCGACAGATGACGCGCAGTATGACCATCACTGGCGGTGGTGGTCTCCTTCACATACCCCGGTTTCACTTCATCACGCCGGTAATCCTGAACACTGTCAGACCAGCGGGTGTACGCCATCCCGGCCATGCCATAGAGACTGACCCGCTCACTGAGCTGCCAGACAGGGCCGGCCATCAGACTGACATAACGACCGCGCAGGCTTTCATAATGGAAGGTATTTTCACCCGTCTTCATCGTGTCACTTTTCTTCACCGATGCATAACTCAGCGCGACAATGCCGCCCAGGTGATCCGTGAACTCATAACGGTATTTCACATTAATCCCTTTTAAATCACCTGCACGCGCACCGGTACCGGACAATGCCGGTACGCCGCCCGGGTGAACCTGAGCATATCCCACGGAAAATGCACCGTGTCCGCTTTCAGCCTGTGCAGGAAGGGAAATGCCTGTCAGCAGTGCGGTCCAGAATAAAATGGCTCCGTATAAATGTCGCATGATGACCTCTCGTTTTCAGTCAATAAAAAAGGCACCTCCTGAGGTGCCCGTCCGGGTTAATAAACCGTCAGCTGATACTGATCCCTGCCGTGGATTTTTTCATGACCACAACCAGTAAATCACTGATGTACGTTGTCGGCGTCCAGTTGTTCGCACCGGCCGACGACACATTAAACGTCAGGGTGACATGACCCCGCCCTGCCGGCATATCTATCACCGATGAGAACACCCGGCTGACATCCGTTGCCGGTTCATGGAAAATCTCAACCCCGTTCTTCAGCACCTGCAGCTTACAGGTGGAATACCAGTACGACTGCTGATTCGGGCTGTTGAAATTCTGGTGTTTCGTCCCGTGAAACAGCACCGGGGGAATGATAATCTGCCGGTCGAATCCCTGGTCATCGTAAACTGTGACGGTTACCGTCCCGCTGGCATAACTGTTATTCCGGGGAAAGGCTTTCCCCACCGTCTTCACCAGGTCGCCTTCAATCTGGTTTGCAGACAGTTTCCCTCTGATGACACAGTTCTCGTTAATGGTGACATTATTGAGCGTGCCGGTATTCGCGGTAATTGCTCCGCTGATATCCGCGTTCCTGGCTGTCAGCTTCCCTTCCGGCGTCAGGGAAAACGTCGGGGGGTTGCCGGATGACGTGATACTCGCCGCAAACAGACGCTTCAGGAACACGTCGTTCATGAACAGCTGATTCCCCTGCGCCACAAATAACGGAGTGCTGTTGCCGCTCTCCGGATTTATCATCGCGATACGGTCAGCCAGCAGCAGTATGTTGCTCAGTGGCTGGCCATCAGTATCCTCAATCCCTGCACCAATCCCGGCCACATAGGGAATGCCGTCTTTCGTTTTTTGAACCTTCAGCATGTACAGCGCAGCCAGGTCATCATTTGTGTCCTTCTGCACGCGCTGTATCTGCTGAATGGTGGCGCTCTGGTCTTCCAGCGTTTTACTGACCGTCTGTGTGATTTCATTGCGGGTTTCGGTGATGGTGGTCTTCATCTCCGCCATCTCATCCGCAAGCTGGCTGTTGTCTATCAGCTCCCATAGCCCCTGAGCCAGATGCAGTTTTCCTATTTTTTCCCGGAAAAATTCCAGATACCCTTCACCATCATTGCTGGGCTGCCCGCTGACTTCCACAAACGCAGATTTCCCCACCAGGTTGACGCTGCGCACGTAAAACCAGAAATCCTTCCCGGGCTTAATGTGCGGGCCGGATACACTCCACTGACTGCCGGTCCCCAGATAACGGGCAGAGGTTTCCACCTGAGATGTGTCTGCGATTTTTGCCTCCGAAAACCAGAACTCAAACTGTACCGTCGGGTCATACACCGCAAGACGCGGGACCGCCGTTATCTGAAAATACCCCGGCGTCAGTTCAATGGTGGCGGGTTTTGCTGGCGCGTTAATCTGGAAGGTGGTGGTGGCCGGTTCGCCCTGCTGGCCATAACTGTTAATTGCCCGGACGGTCAGGGTGTATTCCCCGAGCGGCAGACCACTGAAACGATGCTCTGTATCCGCAGTGATGGCGGTGGTCACCAGACGGCTGTCTTCTCCGCTTCCGTTGGTCAGGCGCAGACTGAAGCGCACACCCTTCACCACCCGCGGCGTGTCCCATTTCGCCTGTGCCAGATACTGACCGTCAGCCGCGCTCACCTCCACCGTCAGGTGCTGCACAGCCGGCGGGATGACGCTGTTCAGCGAACCGGACAGTGGCTCAAAGCTGGCCCCGTTATCCACAATGGCTTCTTTTTCCGGTACGTGCTGCACCGCCGTGATGGCAAAGGTGCCGTCCGTGTTTTCCCGGATGGAGACACAGCGGAACAGGCGACGACGCAGTGACGGCAGGGAGAGTCCCCATACACCGTATGTCTCCACACCATCAGGCAGGGTGCTGACCTGTATCCGGTCCGGCGCGGGGTGTGCAGTGATGGCCACGCTCACCGGCTTACCGCTGCCGTTAATCAGGTTCACCGTGGCGGCACCTGTCTCCGGCAGGGTCACCTCACGGTCCAGTGTCAGGGTGCGGCTGGCGGCATCGATGGACAGGATACGTCCGCCGGTCATGGTCCCGGCATAGTCGTTATCACAGATTTCAATAATGTCACCGGGTGTGTGACGCAGCCCCTGTGACCCGAGCGTGAAATCCACCGTCTGCGTTTCCAGCAGTCCGGTCTTTATCACCCACAGCCCGGCACGGTGGGCCTGACCGCGACTGGTGCAACCGAACGCATCCATCTTCAGCAGGTTGCGCCCGTAGCGCAGTATGGCTTCCGGGTCTTCCACCAGTTCCGTGGAGGTCTGCCAGCCGTTCTGCGGGTCGGTGTAATTCACCTCCACCGCCGTGTGACGGTCCTTCAGGGCGCTGAAGCTGTAGCGAAACCCCACGCCGTTATCATCCACCACCACATCGCAGTTGGTGTACGGCCACACCACATCCGACGGGCGGTCCTGAACGAACGTCAGCGTCTGGCCGTTCCATACCGGCATACAGCGCATCGCCGAGCAGAAATCACTGAGCACATCCCATGCCTTACGCTGTTGTGACAGGTACGCATTAAAGGTCATCCGCGGCTCTGTGCCCCCGAAACCATCCGGGACCGTCTGGTCGCAGTACTGCCCGATGGCATACAGCGCCCACTTGTCCACATCCGCCGCCCCCAGACGTTTTCCCATGCCGTAACGCGGGTGAGTCAGCATGTCCCACAGGCACCAGGCCGGGTTGTTGCTGTATGCCGGTTTCAGGCTGCCGTCCCAGATACCACTGTACGTGCGTTTTTCCGGGTCATAGTTTGACGGCACCTGAATAATGCGACCGCGGATATGGTAGTTCACCGTCATCTGCTGACCGCCAAACTGCTCCGCATCCACCTGCAGCCCCACAATCGCCGTGTTCGGGTAGCACTGTTTCACATCGATGATTTCGGTGTATGACGACCAGAGCGTCTTATTCTGCAGCTGGTCCGAGGTGCTGTCCGCTGTCTCCCGGACCATCCGGATGTTAAAGGGCCGCTCAGGCAGATTCTCCAGAATCACCGACGCCAGGTACTGTGAGGTGGTCTTGCCGTTAATGGTGACATCCTTTTCCGTCACCCAGTTACCGTTACGCTGCAACTGAATCAGCAGTCGGACAGAAGAGGGATTACGGTCGCCCTTTGAGGTGGTCTCCAACAGTGACTGCACCCCGAAGGTGACCCGCAGGCGGTCAATGTTCGCGGATGTAATGGTGCGCGTTACCGGCTTTGCCTTCGTCACTTCCACGCCCAGTCCGGTTTCAGCTCCGGAGGACTCAAAGCCTTCCGGTGGTGTCTGCTCCTGCTCCCCGGCGCGCCAGACCGCGGTCACACCGTGTATCACAGGATTGCCGTCCGTGTCCGTCAGCGGGGTTTTGTTCACCAGGATACTCTGCAGCCCCTTCACCGGGCCTTCTATCGGTCCCTCACCAATCGCATCAATCACACTCATCATCTGCGTGGATTTGAGATTATCCTTCGCCTCTCGAGGCGTGTGCGCCCTGCCGCCACCTTTGCCCATAATGTTCCTCTCAATTGGTATTATTAATCGCAGTGATAGGATATTGCACAGCTATTGCGCGATATCATCAGAACGCTGTTTGTTACCCTGTAACCAGCAAGCTCAGTCTGTTAACGGAATTAATGAGGGTTTTATGAAATGTAAAATCATTGCTGCCATTGCCATGCTGACAGCAGCATCATGCGGATACGCAGCAGAACAGGAAGTCCCAATGAACCTTGTCAGTGCTGACGGAAAAGAAGTCAGCATTGGAAAAATAACCATTCAGGAGACCCCCTACGGTCTGCTGTTCACACCAGCCCTTCACTCTCTGTCTGAAGGCATTCATGGTTTTCATGTGCACGAAAAAGGAAATTGCGCCCCGGCACTGAAAGACGGAAAACCGGTCGCAGCATTATCGGCTGGCGGTCACTTTGACCCGAAAAACACCGGCAAACATCTTGGCCCCTGGTCTCCGGATGGACACCTGGGCGACCTCCCTGCGCTGTTCGTGACGCATGACGGAAAAGCGAACTACCCGGTCCTGGCCCCGAGACTGAACTCATTAAAAGAGATTAAAGGGCGTTCTCTCATGCTTCATGCTGGCGGTGATAACCATCATGACCATCCGGAGCCCCTGGGCGGTGGTGGTGCGAGAATGGCCTGCGGCATCATTCAATAATCAGTCAGGTAAGGGGCGGGCCCCTTACCTTTATTCCTCAGGACGATAAATCCTTTCTCCCTGAAAAGAACGGCACATCCTCCCTCTCTGAGTTAATGTTTTTGTCGTGACATAAGAATAATTCCTTACACTCAATCTTCGTAACGCTCCCGCAGTTCCTGTCCGTGAGCACTGCGGGATTTTTTCGCTTTTATGCCTGCCGCCCGATAACCACGACCTTTCCGCCCCCGCCTTCATCACGGGTACTGATGTCCTGGGATATACGGCGGGAGCCAACCAGCATTTCCCCGTAAGGCACCGGCATCGGGTTACCCTGGGCAATCATGTTGTCCAGTGACGAAAAATACGTGTTCTGTCTGCCGTTATCCGTGCTTTTGTACTCCGGTACTTTAGCCTTCGGGGCCAGCATCTGAGCCACACCACCCAGAATCATGCTGGCCCCCAGAGAAAACAGCATCGTGGTGGCAGAAAAACCACCGGCTGCCAGGGCTGAACCCCATAACGCCATTGATGCCCCGGCAGTGAAGAAAGAGCCCACGATGGCTGCCGCCCCCAGCACAATCTGCAGTCCACCCTTTCCGGCCCCGGCCAGTCGCGGCACAATGTGGATGACCGTTCCCTCACCCAGCTGTTCGTGAAGACGGGCGTACACCGCCTCCGGTGCCGTGTCCTCACCGCGAATACGTATCTGGTACCAGCCTTCGTTCATCTGACGGCGGAATCCCGGCATCTGCATCGACAGGGCACGGATGGCTTCCGCTGCCGTGTTCACATACAGGCTGAGGCGGCGGCCAAATCGTTGTAAATCCCCGTGAAGGCAGATGCGTGCCAGTGGCGGTGACGCCAGACAGAATGCGTTCGTCGTTGCCATTTTTCGGAATACCTCTCCCGTTTACTCAGTTGTTCAGGCAGATGGTGAAGCAGTTCACCGTTGCCGCAGTAAATGGCGGCATGATTGGCCACCGATGCGCCAAAGCAGCACAGCAGGATATCGCCCGCCTGTGCAGAGGACAGGGGCACCCGGTAAAAGCCGGTGACCGCCATATTGTCCAGGTAAAGGTTCTGACCGTTGCGCCACCAGTCATCCTCACGCTCAAAATCCGGCATATCAATTCCCGCCAGATGGTATGCATCCCGGAACAGCGTGTAACAGTCCGTCACCCCGTGCTCAAAGCGCCGTCCTGTCAGATGTGGCACACAGCGGAATTTGTGAATGTCACCCCGGCAGACCAGCCACCAGGGCAGTGCGCTTTTTATCTGCAGCCGCCGGTCAGCCTCGCTCAGCCAGGGCAGTCCACCGGGATGACTGTGGACCAGTGCCACAATCTCCCCCTGCATCTCTGCCCGCAGCCAGTCTTCCGGTGCGATACGAAAATACGCCTCCGGCTCTGCAGAGATATTCACACAAGGGATATACCGTTCCCCCTCCGGCGTGCTTATCACGAAGCCGCACGACTCCGCAGGCGCACACCGCCGGGCATGCGCCAGAATCGCTGATTCTGTCTGTGTCATTGGATTTACTGCGAAAGTTTGTTAATGGAAAGGAAACCGCCAAAATTAGCCACCATGCCGCGCATCTCACACCCGCGCATGCACTTGCTGCATCTGTCCTTACGGATATCCGTGGTGGGGTTGTCGAACTCATCCGCCACCGCAGGACCGTTATACCCGCATTCATCTCCCCGGTAATCCCACATACAGGTGTTCGCCAGCATGATGCGACCGGGAAACAGCGCTCCGTCCGTCTCCGTCGGTGTTGCCAGCACAAACGAGGCTGTCATGGCCGTCAGCTCTGACATCTGCTCCACCACCCAGCGGTCGCTCAGCTCCTGCTCCGGGTCCGCTTCCGGATTGCCCGCCACAAAATTCACCGCATCCAGAAAACGGGCATACACCCGGCGGCGGACCACCGTGGCCCCCACCAGGCTCTGCAGGTCCTCCGCCATTCCGGTGACCAGACCGAACAGATTGGACACCGTCAGCGACGGGCGGGCACTGCTGCCCTTCCCGTTCATCTCAAAGCCACTGCCGTCAATCGGGTATGCCTGATATTGCCGCCCCTGCCAGGTAACCGCCTCCCCTTTTTCATTCAGCTCATTGCAGAAAAAATACCGCTCACCACCCTGTACCGTCAGGTCGATTTCCCAGAGTACCACCCGCGGTGACTGCTCTGATTTAACCGACTCGTTCAGACTTTCTTCGTGAATATCCTGCATCAGTTCACCACCTGCTTAAACTCCGCGCTGAATTCAACCCGCAGCATGCGAACCCGTGATGACCAGGCGGCACAGGTCACCTTTATCTGCCGCCAGGCATAAGGCGGTGTCCACAGAAACGCCTTCCAGCCACCGTGCTCTGCCAGGAATGCCTCCAGATGTCGGGCCTCCTCCCGGGTCACGGAAAGCGTCACACGGTATGTTTTCAGGTCAGCATTCAGCCCCGCCGCCATACGCTGCGAATACCCGTCACCAAAACGCACTTCACGCACCGATGGCTGCGAGTTCACCTCCATATCCGGCTTCACTTTCCAGCGAAATGTTTTCATCGCCTGCCTCCGGAAAAGACGCCGCCATCACGCATCTGCGCCTGAATCTCATCCTGCGCCCCCTTGCGGGCCATGTCATACACCGCCTTCATCAGCTGCGGCCCCGCCTGTCCGTTGGTGCCGTCGTTCTGAATCACCACGTGATTGTTCTGATTAAAACTAATGCCTTCCGCCCGCCGCATCTGCGCCGGACTTCCGGCACCGCCCACATAACCACCTTCCGCATACCCGCGCATCAGACGATACAGGTTGCCGACGCCAATCCGGCTGGTTGCCTCCTTCGTGAAGACAAACTCCCCGCGGTGGACAATACCGGCAGGTTCGTATTTGCCACCGGTTCCCGTAAATCCTCCGGTCGCGAAATGGAAGTTCGCCGCCGCAGCCTGAATGGCCGTCCCCGTGGAGGCAGACGCCCCACCACCGAAAGCACCACCCATGGCGCTGCCAATACTCCCGACAATCCCCACCATGGCCTGCTTCAGAAAAATCTCTGTCAGCATGGAGAGCACAGAACGGGTGAAACCACGCCAGCTCTGTTCGCTGCCGGTCAGCATCGCTGCCATATTCTGTGCAATACCGTCAAAGGTCTGCGTGGCCACGCTTTTAACCTGCGAAAAACTGTCCGTCGCACTTTCTGCCCACTCGCCCCAGCCGGACTTCAGACCGGCCATCCAGCTTCCACGAAGCTGCTCCTCCGCAGACCAGGTGTTCTTCAGTGCAGATGTGGCCTTCGCCAGCGCATCCGGATTATCACCGTACACGTCACGAAGGCGCTGCTCTTCCGACTCCCGCTGCGCCTGACGGTCGGTGAGTCCGCGGGCTTTTGCGCTGATTGCCGCCTGCTTCGCACTCTGCTGCTGTTCAAACCGCGCAGCCTGCTGTGCCAGCTCATTCAGCCGTTTCTGGTGTTCAACTTTGTCTCCCAGCTCAGCCAGCTGGCGTTTGTACTCCAGCGTCTCTTTCTCATGGGTCAGCAGGGATTTTTCCTGCTCAGATAACTGCCGTTTCGTGGCTGCCTCTTTCAGGACCGCATACTGATTTTCCGCTTTCCATAAATCGCGACGCTGCTGGCTGATTTTCTCATTCGCACCGCTGTGTTTTTCCAGCGTCCGGAGCTCGGTTTCAAGCGCCAGCAGGGCAGCATGCGCCTGGTCTTCCTGACGCTCACCGGCTGACACTTTGACTCCTGACGACTTCGGCTTTTTCAGCGTCGATTCATAATCCTTTTTCGCCGCCGCCATCAGCGTGTTGTAATCCGCCTGCAGGATTTTCCCGTCTTTCAGGGCCTTATTCAGTTCTTCCTGACGGGCGGTATATTTCTCCAGCGGCGTCAGCAGACGCTCATACCCCTTCTGCGCCTCTCCGGTATACTTCAGCTGTGATGCGTCCCGTTCGGCCCGGTCCCTGGCGGCCAGTTCACCGGCTTTTTCCATATCCGACTGCAGCGTGGCCGCTGCCAGCCCCAGCCGGGCATTTTCCCGGTCATTCCATGCGCCCTGAAGGTTGGCCCGGAAAGAAGAGGTTTTACCGCGGCGCTGGCTCCGGCTCTGGTACCACTGCCATTTTTTATCCGCCTCATCAAATGCCTTCTGCGCACTGGCGAGCATATCCGCTGAGGACTCAGGACGACCGATATCCAGAATGGCATCCCACATCGATTTGAATGCCTTCCCGGTTTTATCCGCCCAGGTCTCCAGTGTCCCCATGTTTTCTTTCAGGCGACGGGTCTGCTCATCAAAGCCTTTCGTGGCGATATCGTTCGCCGCCTGTAAGGCCCCGGCCTCATCACCGGAACGCTGCAGCTGCGCAACATACGCAATCTGCTCTGCCGTCACGTTACGGAACTGGCGCGCCATCGCAATCAGCCCCGACGTAGAGTCGGTGGTCAGTTTTCCGAAAGCCTCTGCAACCTTGTCCACCTCCACACCGGATGCAGAAGCAAAACGCGCGACACTCTGGTTGATGGCATCAAACTGTTCACCACCACGCACACCGGCATTCACCAGGGCTGCCAGTGACTCACTCGCCTGGTTAAACGTCAGCCCTGCGGCCTGTCCGGCTCTGGAGAGCGTCAGCATGCGATCGGCAGTCAGTCCGGACTGATTACCGGAAAGAACCAGGGTTTTATTAAACGCTGAAAGCGTGGAATCCCCCTGGTACCAGGCGTACGCCAGCGCACCTGTCGCCACCGCCAGCGAGGTGACCCCGACCATCGGCAGGGTGATCGCACCGGCAAGCCCCCTGAACATGAGGATCATCCCGCCGAAGGAGTCCTTCACCTGACCGCCCTGTTGCAGCAGGATCAGCCAGGGATTCTGACCACCGGCAAGCTGCGTGGCGATATCCGTAAACTGTGCGGGCAGGGTTCGCATGGCCGCTTTATACTGCCCGACGGAAATCCCGGCTTTTTGTGCAGCCAGCGCCTGGCGGCTCAGGCCCTGTTCAACAGCACTGGCGGTTTTTCTGGCGTCGGTATCCAGACCTGAAAAATGACGCCTTACCCGGCTCATCTGCTCATCGAAACGGACCGCATCCAGACTAAGGTCAATAACAAGATCACCAACCGGCTGGGACATATCTCACACCTCCGGAAATCCCCGCTGAAGCCATCATTAATGCGGCATCATCCACCATGACATCCGCCACATCCGCAGACGATAAAATATCGCGCCCTCCGTCCCCACCGAACCGGACGCCTCCGGCAAGTCCTGCCGCTTTCTGCATCAGCATTTTGTCCTCATCCGGCCTCTCCACCTGCTCTTCCTCATGCCGGGGGACAAGCAGACTGAAATCAGAGGGATGCATATCCGGATCGCAAAAAAACAGGCTGAGTACAGCGTACGTCAGCCCGGAAAAATGCATATCCAGCTGGGTATCGTGAAAATAATGCATGCGGTAAAAATGTCGCCAGTCGGCATATTCGGTGGATGTCATCCCGGCAAGCATGGCGCGCCAGTCAGGCCTCCCCATCTCACGCGCCAGTCTGAGGGCAAAATTCAGCTCGCCGTCGAAGACTTTCCCGCAGAAAAATCATCATCAGTCAGCGCGTTATTTTTCGCCACTTCGGTAATATCCGTATCCACATGAACAGGCCCGCTCATCCCGGACAGACGCAACACCACATCTTCCGCCCGGGCAATGGCATCAGCAGGCCAGGTGGTCAGGACTTCCTGCTCAATCTGCATCACGGCCTCATTCATTGACGGTGACCCCGTTTTCTGCGGATGGTTATGCCACAGGGACATCGCCACCAGAAACGCGCCGGTTCTGACGAGATCTTCCACGCTTACCTGCAGGTTGCCGCTGGATTCTGCCTGTTCTGCACGCCGTTTCAGGAGGGCAAGATGCTCAATACGCTGCAGCGCAGACAATTCGGAAAGCGTGACAGACACACCGTTATATTCAAATTGTTCTGTTTTCAGAAACATGTATGACCTCCGTTTACCCTGCAGCGCCCGCTTCAGTAACGGTGACTTCAGCTACCGTGGCAAACTGACCATTACCGGAAATCACGGGGATACTCACTTTTCCAGCCTTAACCCCCGTCACAGTGATCACCATATCTTTCACAGCAATGGTTCCCGTTGACGGATCGGCGGAAACCGCTCTGAACGTCTTGTCGGTTGCACTTTCCGGCTCAAAAGAAACAGTCAGGGTGGTTGTTTTTCCTTTTTCCACGGTACCGGATGTCGGTGTCACCTTAATTGCAGTGGCCGGCGTAATTTCGCTGCGTTCTTCCGCCACGGAAGGTTTGCCCACGTTGGTCACTTTCACTGTTCGGGTGATCACTTCTTTCGCCGTCACTGCCTTACCGATACTGCTGATCCAGCCACGAAACACATCCACCGTGCCATTCGGAAAACGGATTTTATAGGCCCGCACATCCCCGCTTTCAAACCAGCCTATAAGCCCTTTCTGACCTTCTTCTCCCGGTTTCCAGGCCAGTGTAAAACTGGTATCACCTGCAGATTTCTGTCCCTGCCCGGTCGCGCTCCAGTCCGCGTCTTCATCATCCAGGTAGTTATCATCGTAGGATTCTGCCGTCATCTCGCCCGGCGTCAGATCCTTCACCTTAGCCAGTCGCTGCCAGTCATCATCTGACAACGGGTTTGCATAAGCATCACCCTTGCCGGTGTAAACCCACAGAGTGGTACCGGCACCTTTTACCGGCGCCAGGGGATTTGGTGTTGGCATATCGTCCTCACATCTCGTATGTAATGGAATAAGTCAAATCTGCAGAGCTCCATAACGCCATATCGTCATCACGACGATAGTCATAGCCCTGCTGAACCATCGTGGTAATCATCCCTGCCAGTGCAGGGATCGCGGACATCGCCGGATAAATCCGGGACTCCATCCACGAATCCAGCTCTGAATCCGGCACCTGAGCAGGCAGGAAAACTTCAATATGCAGTGTGGCCCGCCAGGTATCCGCATCCAGCTCTTCACCGGTATACTCTGCATCCGTCAGATAAACCGCGACCGCGGGAAAATCCTCTTCGTCAAAAACAACGGGGCGACCATCAAACAGCGTCGCCCCGTGTTCATGCAGCTCCAGTGCATCCAGCACTGCAGCACGGATATCAGTATGTTTCATCGTTTTATCGCAATCCTCAGTTGTTGTTTCAGCGCATATGCCAGTTCTCCGGGCAGGCGTTCACGCCGGATACGGTCAACGTTTTCATCAAACGCCTGTTTCAGTGGGGCCGCCATCGGAATTTTAACCACCTGAATGGGAAGACGATTACGCTTTTTCCTTCCTTTATCGTCATTGCCCTTCGCATACCGGGCTTCTGGCAAACGTTGCATAACATGCCAGCGCCCATTATTTAATCGCTGGATGAATGCCCGCTGATAACGATGCTGACCGGCTTTAAGTATGCTGTTCGGACGATGACCAAGCATCCTGATCCCCAGCTTAATAGCAGGGAGATCACCGCGGTTAACGATAATTCTGGCATTCGGATTTCTGACCGTCGCCCGTTTCAGTCTGGACCGTTCCTTTACCAGTTTCCGGCTCACCCTGGTCTCCCGGGCAACCTGTGATGAAGACTGATTAATCGCCGTTGTAGCCACGCGGTTAATAGCCATTGCTGAAGCCGACGGAATGGCGTTTTTACGAACCCGGCTCAGATTTTCAATCGCCTGATCAAGCCCTTTTATCGCCATAATTCACCCTGCGTTTATCGTCGCCGGTTAACTGCGGGTGGTTGCCCACGGTTCAGCCAGAGATAACAACTGCCCCCGTCATCCGGAGAAACACGATCCACCCAGAACGTCTCACCATTAATGGTCAACGTGTCACCACGCCGCACGGCACGAACCGTATCCGTCCGCACAAATAATGACGGGCTGCTTCCTTCAATACGGATCCCACTACTGGCAAACCCCAGCGACTCCGGATCGTCAAAAACCCCCTGAACTTCGCCGCCACGCTGTGCACCGGAGGTGAACTGCGCACTGATGCCCATCACTTCAACAATCGTACTGTCCACCCCGGCAAGGGCGGCATCAAAGGCATTCTGAAAATCACGCATAAACAGCCATTCCACCATCAACGTGTGTTTTTGCATCTGAGGACATAATCAGAATCACCCGACCAACATCCGCAAGCTCAACGGATTCCCCCGTTTCACCATCAACGCCACAGAGATGGAGGCAGGTCAGAACTCTGATGCGCGTTAACGCGCCGGATGTTTCCTCACGAACATCATGAGCCGCGTTTTCCCTCTCCCGGATATCCATATTCATAACCTGTACATCATCGCCGGATGACTGCATTTCCTCTTCCCATTCTGCCACCCGCTGCGCTATCTCTGCGGCACTCCCGGATATATCCGGCTCACGCCCCAGAATCAGGGCCAGTTCATCAAGCCGTTTCAGATTTTGCTCTTTCGTTGCCATATCATCCCCTGTGAAAAAAGACACGGGGGCATTTCGCCCCCGCTCACGGATTATTTCACCTGTACCACCACAAACTCATCCGGGTCCGGCAACACCATCAGCGGCGCGGACTGCGTCATGGTAAATTCACGGGCGGGATCCCCCACCGTCAGCCAGTGTTTCGGATAACGGGAAGAGGCCACCACACCTTCGGACAACGCCTGCGCATCCTGAATGGCACCATAGCAACGAATGCCCTCTGCTGCCGTATTCCCCAGGACCAGCGAGCCCTCAGGCAGATAACGTTTTTCGGTACCGTCCTCTGCCACATAAGACGTTTTTGCCACCACAATGGCCAGATCGCCGTAATACCCTTTGAAGGACACCACCGCGCCCAGGTCTTTCACCGCTGTTTCGAGTTGAGAATTTGAACCGCGACGGGTATCCAGTTTTTCGCGGAACAATTTAAAGCCATTCAGCAGACGCCAGACGGTACCGTCCATAATGGCAATATTCACAAGACCGCTGGCCTGGTCGCAGTAGAGGTCAAGATCATGTGTAGGATCGAACGTGTCACGATCCTGTTTTGACCACTCCTTACCACTACCCTGAGTGATGTTATTCTTCGTCGACCTGCCAAAATCGACCTCAATTTTCTCGAACTGGTCTCCTTCCATCGTGTATTTGCCATACAGCACGGCATTCACCGCCTGCATTTCTTCCACCTGGACAATGGCGTGCTCTTCCTGTTTGAGGTTATCAGTGATGATACGCAGACGACGGTAGGCCGGGTCGTTCAGCTGAGCCGGATCTTCACCGGGAAGACGCTCAACCGCCTGCTGGTAATTAAATTCGTGTTTCGGCTTGACGTAGCCCGGACGTAACACGCGGGTTTCACCACCACGATGACGCAGCACTTTTCCTTCAACAACCGGGGAAACATAGGCCGCCACCGGCGTTTTTCCGGTAATTTTGTCCAGCATCACCTCTTCGGTATGGAAATTCACCGTACGGCGGAAAAACAGCTCCAGAAACAGCGCACGAAATTTCACTTTTTGTTCGGTATAACCGAGTAACTGGCGGGTCGTAAACAATCCCATAAATCAGTTCCTTTCATTCAGAAATCAGTCAGGCCACCGCGGTGGCCTGATAACGTGTTACGGCAGCGCCGCGTGACTCAGGGCACTGCCGGCAAAGGCATTTGCCTTTTTGTGTTCATCCACACTGTCAGGCCAGCGGATTGCCTCCGTCGCAAAGGTCCCCGACTTGTAATACGTCAGTACCGTCTCTGTGCCTTCAAGCGGCAGTACCAGTATGCCAACCGCACTACCGGCTTTCTGTCCGTCCCAGACCACCAGTTTCCCGGTAGCTTCATCCAGCATCAGGGGCGTCAGTGCCGGTGTTGCCGAGGAAATCCCGCTGCTGCCTGTGGCGGTATGAGCCGGATCATTACCGGCAAAAATACGTACTTCCGCACGCTGTTCAGTGATGGTTTTCGTTACCATATTGTAAAAACCTCCTGTTGATGGTCAGCACTGACTTCATGGCATAGCCATGAGCATTTTCACGTCCGCATCACCGTCTGCTGACGTCTGTGGCACGCCACCCTGTACCGCTGCCGGTGAATGGTTCGCCATGATGCGTTCAAACAGGGCGGTTGTGGATGCAGAGACCGGTTCTGCCTTACCTGATCCCGCAGCCAGCACAGCCCGGGCGCTCTCCACAGTTATTCCCGGGCAGGCAGCCAGCTGTTCAGCCTGCGCCTCAGCCCCTTTTGCCTCATCCAGTGCCATGATCTGATCACGGAGTGAGGGTCCGGCATCCGCCTGCGGTGAAGCAGCCAGGATCGGGCGGGCTTTTTCCACCGTCATCTCCGGCATCGCCGCCAGCGTTGCCGCCAGTTGTTCACGACCTTTCGCTTCTTCACACGCCATAATGCGATCGGCTTCACTCTGCGCGGATGCCACCGGCTGCTGTGGTGCCGCCGCGGCCAGAATCGCCCGGGCCTGTTCAACGCTCATGCCCTGTTGTCCTGCCAGCATCGTGGCAAGCTGTTCACGTCCTTTCGCTTCCTGGCATGTCAGGATCCCCATCACTCGCTGGTTCTCCTGCGCGGCGGCTTCCGTTGCAGTTAATTGCGGCATAGTGCCTCCTCTGACATTACTGTTCAGCGCCGTGGCCATCACACTGATGGCATCCGACGCATTGATTAATTCATCCGCCAGCCCGGCCTCAATGCCGGACTGACCTTCAAAAACGGCGGCCTCTGTTCCCGTGACAGCATCAACAGACAGACCGGTATACATCGCTACTTTTTCAGCAAACATCCGGCGCGCCGCATCAATGCGCTGTTGCATGTCCTGGCGAACCTCTGCCGGCAACGCTTCAAACTGATTGCCATCCACCTTGTGCGCCCCTGAGTAAATCAGCGTGATATCAACACCGGCCTGCGCCAGATGACCGGCATAGCTGACATGGCTCATCATCACGCCAATGGAGCCGATACGGGATGTCTGGGTAACCAGCCGTCGGGAGCAGGCCGACGCCAGCAGCATGGCTGCAGAGCAGGCCGTGTCATTGCACAGTGCCCAGACCGGCTTCTGCTGACGGAGGCGGTAAATCATGTCAGCGCAGTCAAACGCGCCGGCGGCCTGCCCGCCCGGACTGTCAATGTCCAGCAGTACGCCCCGCACCTGGCTATCCGCCATTGCCTGCTGAAGACAGGCGACAATGCCGTCATAGCCTGTCATTCCGGAAAATGGCCGCATACCCCCCAGCCGGTGCACCAGCGTGCCGGTCACCGGCAGTACAGCAATACCGTTCACCACCCGGTAAACACGGGCCGGTCGTTTACCTCCGGCCATGTACTCGTCCGTTTCAGCCAGCATTCCGGGAGCATCAAACTGTACCTGCTGTTGTGGTACCGAAAGACTTGATGCCCCCATCTCGCGCCCGAGCGCGCAAAAGAAAACCCGCGCATAGGCGGGCTCCAGAAGCAGCGGTTCATTGAATGCTGCGGCAATAATGTGTGAAAGATTACGTCTCACGTGGTGTTGTCTCCTCTTCCGGCCTGCGACTCTCCGCTATCTGCTGCTCATACGCCTGCGCTATCCACACCGGACGTGAGAGTCCGGCTTTTTGTCGCTCAGCAGATTCCCTGACCTGCTGGCGGAAAATGTCCTGATAATCCTCGCCCATCAGCGCCAGCTCTTTCTCATACGTGCTCAGTCCGGCCTCAATGCGCATCACTGATTCCTGGACTTCCTTGAGCCCGTCAATGGCCATTCTTCCGGCTCCAATCCACTCAGCCCGTGACCAGGCTGATCGCGCCTGATAAAAATCAAAACGCGCCCGTGGCGGACGAATAATCCCCCGAAGAAGTGCCTCTTCCAGCCAGCAGGAAAACATCTGCGTGGCCAGCCGGGACGCAATAAATTTTCGTCGTCCCATAAAATAGCGCCACGACTCATTGGCGGAGGCGCGGGCACTTGAATAACTGACCTTCGAGTAATCCCGGGACAACTGTTCGTAGGAAACGCCAAGACCGGCGGCGATATACCGCAGCAGCGCCTGTTCAAGCGCCGAAAATCCATTGTCTGAATCCTGCGCAGTCTGCAGTTTCAGATCATCACCGGGGAAAAGGTGCGGAATTTTGACACCGCCCAGCGTCACGTTATTCGTGTCATACCAGGTGGAGAACTTATCCAGAATATTAATAAGCGGATTATCCTTCTGCCCCTGCGGCGCACCGGCGATATATTCAAAGGCCTTTTCGGTATCAAGTTCACTTTCAATCGTCGCTGCATACATGGCTTTCACAATGGCCGACTGAAGCTGTGTTGCCTGCAGGGAATCCAGCATCTTCAGCCGTTCCATGACGCTGTAAAACTGATTAGCCCCACGGGTCTGCCCGTCCTCCACCGGCTCGAAAATATGCAGCATGGCCGGACGCCCGGTGGGTAGTTCACGCGGGATCCGTTCCCATCGTCCACTACCAGAGAACGGAAAATCATCCTCACAGATATGGTACGCAACGGCACGGCCATATCGATCGACCTCCACCCCGGCCCGCAGAAAACGGTTCCCCATACCGTGTCCTGGCGTGTCCACCCGTTTCGGACTCACGGCTTTAAAACGCGTACGAAACAGTTGCGTGCTCTCCGTATCCCAGACCGGCTGCACAAAGATTTCGCCGTTAAACGCATGAACGCCCACACCTTCACGAATAAATTCCGTAAACGTGCGTTTCTCTTCCACGTCGATCTCGCCAGACATCCCTTCGGCGTATTCCGACCAGGCCGCCTCCACCTCATCGACAAAACTTTTTGCCGCAGTCTCCCGCATCCCCAGCCAGCGCCAGTTCGGACGGTAGCTGATCAGAAACATATGCCCGACAATATGATCCTTATGCAGGGCCACCGCATTGGCCGCTATCCCGTTATTGCGCACCAGATCATCTGCCCGGGCATTCCCCAGACGCAACGCAGGCAGCAGGGCTGCATCGGCACTCTGCGCCGGTGGCAACCACTCCGCCATTTGCCCGCCAAATCCTGCGCCGCCCCCGTTGTAGCTGAGACTCTCACGAAGCGGAACGCCGTTCACATCAATCAGGACAGGCGTTCGTTTCATAACCTCACTCCCAGCGGACGACGGCGACGTCGGGTTGTCCCCAGTACCGACTCCGCATCATTGATCGCCCGGTTAAGCTCATCCAGAGAAGCCGCCGTATATTCAATTCTGCGACCATCTTTCTGGACAGACACCACCCGTTTACCGGTTAATAAATCAAGGCGCGCCTGACGTAGCGCCTGTAGTTCAGCGACTGTAACCATTCACTCCTCCGGACAGCTTCGCTGCCAGTTCTTTCAGGGTTGGCCGGGTCGTCTCTTCTTCCCGGGATTTTGCCAGTACAGCCAGATCAAGCTGCCAGCGTTGCACGGACACACGTAATGCCGCGTAGGCATACACCAGGCAGTCCAGCGCTTCGTTACGCCGCTTTTTGTTATCCCACAGCAGACGCATCTTTCCTTTTTCCCACTTCTCCACAAGCTCTTCCGCGACCAGTTGCTGCGCCTCTGTCTGCGAAAAAATCTCCGGATCATCAGGAAAACGGATGGCATACGACGTGGCTTCATCCGCAGGAGTGGGATCGGCTTTCATACGGGCATAGAGAATTTCTTTTGCGGTGTCCGTCCCCACTTCACACAGATACACGCCCCGCTGATTGCGGGTTTTCGGCATGGTGATCACCGGCTTGCCATAGACAGATGCGCCTTTTACCGGCAGCACCCGGAAAACACCGTGTTTTTTTGACCTCTGATAGACAATTTCACCATCGATCCCCCCGGTGTCCCAGCAGACACGGGAAATGGTCATTTCGGTTCCGTCTGCATGGCAGTATTTTTTGTTGATCGCCGCATCCACACGTAACAGCGTCTCTTCCTCATCGGGACGGCCCATAATGATGATTTTATCCACCAGAAAGGCTTCCTCTCCCTGTGCCCATCCCCAGACATACATCTCAAAACGGTTTCGCTGCGAGTCAATGCCCGCCGTCAGATAAACCACCCGGGCAGGCACCGCCGCCGTGTAACGCACCACCTTATCCATCAGTACCTGGTGATCGAGTTTTTCGTCCACGGCCTCTTCCCAGGTCTCGCCCAGCGTGGTGTTCACAAAGGTTTTCAGGCCGTTGGGATCTTTCAGTGCATCCAGCCAGTCATAGACTATCTGTATCCAGGTGGTGAACGGACTGTACGCCGTCCAGATATGGAACGTGATGGAGCGCGGCGGCGGAATTTCATCCCCCCGGGCGCTGAAAAACATCAGGCCGTCACGGGTCCACATACCCGTGTTTTCACAGATCCAGCGCCCGTTACTCTGGTCAAGCTCAGACTGATGGATCACGCAGCCATGATGTTCACAGAGGTAGAAAACGCTTTCGGGGCTGTCCTTCTCCCATTTAAGGCCAAAAGGCGTGGATTCATCGCCAAATTTCAGATACTGCGCCTCCCCACAGTGCGGGCAGGGCACATAGAAACGCATGAAATGCGCCGACTCGTTGGCCGCTTTTTCGATCTGGCAGGTACCTTTGATTTTAGGCGTCGAGCCGCGAATGGATTTTGGCCATACAGAGCCCTCAATACGCTTATCCCCCAGCAGGGTTGGCGAGCCCTCTTTTTCGACATCCGGCTCGAACGAGGAAAGTTCGTCATAGCAGACCACGTCCACGGATTTTTCACGGTAGTTTTTGGCGGCAGCGCCGCCCAGGCACCAGAAACCGACGCCCGATGAAAAGCGTTTCAGCGTGAGAGTATTGTCACGATGTTTACGACCCAGCCATGGGGAAAGGTCTTTCAGGCATGGCACGTTCCGAATCGTCGCCTCCACGTGAGACTTCATAAAATCTTCAGCGGCAGAATCCGTGGGCTGAAAAAGCAGACTGTTTCGGGATTTATGCTCAATAAAATACCCGACCACCCCCAGCAACATCTTTGTATAGCCAACACGGGCAGATTTAATCAGGTTAACCGTGCGAACCTGGTCGTTACCCATACAGTTCATAATGGCGATCTGGAATGGCAGCGTTTTCCATTCGCCCTCACCATATGAAGATTCTTTAGGCAGATAATAATTTTGATCAGCCCATTCAACTGCCGTCATTGGTACAACCCTGACCAGAGGCTGCAGCGCAACCGAAACGGCAGCCATCATATTATTCAGTTGTTGCTCTGATATATTCATCGAGTAAATCCGGTAATTTATCCCCTGCCCGCGCACACTGATTTGCCCCCTTAGCAATAAGGGTTTTCAGATGGTCAAGATGGCGCGGTGTTAAATCAGGAAACTGTCGCTGCATGGATAAAGGGATGGAATCAAGCGTACTGGATAACGCCATTGCCAGCTTACTGAGGGCAAAAATACAGAACCCGGTGTCAATAAGTTTTCCTTTTGACACCTCATTTTTTAACTGCTGTGTAACAGCCTGTTCTGCTGTCAGTTCCCATCTGGCAATAAGCAATTTCTCCTCATAGTCGTCTTCGCTATCGCCATCAGGCACATCGTTTTTACTTCTCCTCAGATACGATATGTAAAAATCGCGCCAGGCATCCAGATCCAGTTGCCCTCGCTTATTCGATATCGGGGCACCCGGCAATTTCTGCAATCTGCGAAGCTGGCGATCGGTCAGACTTAAATGCCTGGCAACTTCAGTCTGCGTAGCCACTCCTCACCTCGCAAAAACTCTCACCTCACAATCACAACAAAACCGGTCATGTCCGGTTTACATGTCTGTTTTTTGTTCATGTCCGGTTCACAGAAGACCTGTTTTTATATTTTTCATATAGTTAACTTGAAGAGAAACCGGACATGGATCCCGGAAAATTTTCATAAATAGCGAAAACCCGCGAGGTCGCCGCCCCGTAACCTGTCGGATCGCCGGAAAGGACCCACGAAAATGATAATAATTATCATCTACATGAGGTTTATCACGACATGTGTGTACGCCATCAAACCACGAGAAATAATCAATTATTACGCAGGTATCGTATTAATTGATCTGCATCAAATTAGCGTAAAAGCAACTTCAGATAATACAAATCAGCAACACTGAATACGGGGCAACATTATGTCATCAAAGAACAGAACCCGCAGAACAACAACCCGCAACATCCGATTTCCAAACCAGATAATTGAACAAATTAACATCGCTCTTGACCTGAAAGGTTCAGGTAATTTTTCAGCGTGGGTTATTGAAGCCTGCAGAAGAAGATTAATTAATGAAAAATATTCTCAATTTGTACCCAACAAAGACAAACACGACCAGAGCACCTGTTCAGACAGGTTTACTTAAACGACTTATATATGACACAAAAAGCGACCACTAAAGTCGCTTTTTCTTATGGTAACAGGCAATAACTCTCTCAGATATTTTTTAGCATTTTTTTGACCGCGCGTTTCCGGACGTATTCTGTTCTCCTGTCCCTTTATATCGTCGGAATACCCGCCGCTCTTCAAATCCCATTCCCAACTCAGAATGTAGTCTGTTGACCGCTTGTTTTATTTCGGTCAGGTTCACCGGTGAAACCGGAGTCCGGCGCGCCTTACGCAAACACTCTGCTCGTTTCTGTGCCGCCACTTTTCTTTTCTGGTCATCACTTAGCTGTACCATCACTTTTGCCCATCGTTCAGCTGCTCTCCGGTACAGTCCTTTTTTCTCCAGACATTCTGCCACGTGATCATGTAGCATAAGTGACCTCCGATTATCTACAGACTGCCATCCTGAATTTACCTTCCCTTAATGAAATAACAATAAAAAACAAACCACGCAAAAACAATAAAACAACACACAAAAAAACTAAATAATAAACAAAAATAATCACCTTATTTTATTATTTTTTGAGGGAGCAATTACTGAACAAAAAACGCTGACTATATACTCAAAACCAAACAACTATTCTGCCAATCAGGTATCATGGCAACACACGGAATTACCGTGTTTTTGCCTTCTCTGCCCATACAATACGGGCATATACTTCATTCTCTATTGTAATATTTCTATCCATGTGCCCCACTCCATTTACCTGTAAATAATATTCAAAATATTTATCACAGAAATCGTTTTTGGCCATGAACTGAGCACACTATAAAGTCCGGAACTGACTCTTTGTTAAATTACCTTAACGTTACCAGTAACACCTTCATAACAAAACATCACGGTATACACTGGGTACGGATATATTCCTGTGCTCCTTCCAGTTGCTTCTGCATTGCCATCAGCCGTTCTCTGAGGATGAAATAATCCCGTTCAGCGGTGTCTGCCAGTCGGGGGCCGGTTGCATTATCCACGCCGGAGGTGCCGGTGGCTTCACGCACGGTACCGGAGCAGGTGGCGTTGATCCGCAGGCGCTTACGACCAGCGGCAACATCAGCACGCAGAGTTTCATTTTCAGCTCTCGCATCGGCTAATTCCCTCGAGTATCTGGCATCAAGTGCAGCGACATCACGCTGGCGTATCTGCATATCAGTAATTGTCGCGTTCGCCAGCTCCAGCTCACTGGCTTTTTTATCGCGCTGCTCTTTGTAGATGATGGCGTGATCACGGTAATGATTCAGCCCCAGACTAAGCGCACCACAGGCCACCAGCAGGACAATGATAACCACGCACAGAACACGGTTCATATCACCACCAACGGATTGCCCAGACCAGAACAGCAATGGCCACAATACGAATGGCAAAAGCTGCCGCTCTTGTTAAATCCAGACTGGCTGGCGTCTCCACTTCAATGCCTTTCATAATGGACAACCTCAGAAAGAATCTTTTATACTTCCTCACAGGGAAAGTACCTCCCTACCCATAATTTCTCCCTTGCCTTACTCAAGGTCAGAAAACACAAAACCCCGCTTGCTGCCAACAAACGGGGTTTTTACTTTTATTCACTTAGGTTTTACCAGTTTTCAGGATTTCGTGTTATCCACCCGCGTTGGCCAACGTCATTTTTCAGGAAAATATTCTGCTATCTGTCGATGTCCCAGCACGCCAGCGCGCTCTCCTGGTCACGCCGTGAGACCTGACCGTAGCAATTATTTGAACGGATACGGCAGTCTCTGCCACCGTCCTTAATCCACCAGCGAATCGCCTCACAGGCACCTTTTCGATCGCCTGCATTAATTCGTTTATAAAACGTCGACGGGAAGCACTTACCGGGGCCAATGTTGTACGGACAGAATGACGCGATCCCCGCTTTCTGGGGTTCGGTCAGCGGCACCCGGATGTTTTTCTCCACCCATGCCAGCGCCTTGTCACGTTCGATGGCATTAACCCGGTCGCATTTTTCCTTTGACAGCTTCATGCCAGGAATAACAGGCTTACCATCCACCAGAATGGCACCACGGCAGATGGTCCAGATCCCCGCACCATCACGGTATGCCGTGGTGTGGTTACCTTCCTTTTCATCCAGAAACTGGTCGAGGATTTCAGGCGCAGAAGCACCTGCACCAATCAGCGCCAGAACGGCAGCCGACAGGCCGTATTTTATTTTTTCGTTCATGGGGATTTATCGATTTCTAATCCCTTGATATGTTAGGTATATAATCCAACACTCATGGTCGCTCTCATAAACATATCCCTTGAGACGCAGCAGATTACAACAAATGAAGCCATATAAATGAACAGTAAAGAAAGTTTGCGCAGAAGATTTTTACAACTAATGACAGAAAACGTTAAATCAGAGTTACTTCTTCTGATGGCAGATAATAACGAAGCAACAAGCAGCATTCTTGCAGACCCTTACGGTAAGATCTCACATAAAACGCTGGATATTATTACCACAACATTAACACCGCTGATGCTTCAACGGCTGAAACATAATATCAACGCATGGGTTAATGAAGAATTAAGTCCTCCCTGCTTATGGGATTCTCGTTACGCATGTCAGCAAAAAATGCGAATTTTCAACTTACTATCACCAAAGCTCAGGTAGCCATAAAATCCTGCCCTTCATGGCATACAGGATTTCAATGGAATCACAATGACCAACTCTTGCACAGCTGTATCCCTGACTCCCCGACAACTCAGATTTTCAGTATCTGCTGCTATCTAAAGAGAAAGCGCACAAATGCAAGGGTCTTTCATCACGTCCTGTTATTGATTGCCTGTGACCTTTTCTTACCTCATGGAACGTTTTTTCAGTTAGAAATATTCATTTTACAACCAGTTCGTATTGTTTATTCATCGACTACTCTCCCCGCGCCACCTTACGCTTATCTTCTTTAATCTTGAAATAAAGGTTAGTCAGATACGTCAGCAGGCCAAACAGCAGACTCCC